TATGTTGCATGGGGTGCAAATACTGACACTAGAATGATGTATAATGGAACTGCAAACACTATTAATTTGCAGATGCAATTTGATGCTACAAGTTTTGACATTGACTATTTTAATGGTGTAACTAGTTCAAAAGAGTTTAGATTCTATAGAGCAAATGGTGATTTTCAAATATTTGATGGAGGCATTGTTTTCCGTGATGGTACTAAACAGAATACAGAAACACTGACCATAGCAACTGCTGCCTATGCTCAAGCCAATAATGCTTCTGGTAATACAGTAGCACTACAAGCAGTTAATAGTACACAGAACACAAATATAACTTCGGTTAATACCTTAGCAACTGCTGCTTATGGTCAAGCCAACGCAGCAAGTTCTGTTAATAGCACACAAAATACCAATATTACTAGTGTCAATACTTTTGCTCAAGCAGCATATAATGAAGCAAATGGTGCAGTACAAACAGGATTTACTACAATATCTGCAAATGCGGTTTCAATTACACCAGCAAGTAATGCAGACACTTTAACGATTTCTGCTGGCAATAATATCTCTATTTCTGCATGTACGACCACAAAAACAATTACAATAAGCTCTACAGCAAGTGGTGGTGGAAGTAGTGGAGGTTTCACTTACAATACAACACCACCAGCATCAGGAAACACCGCAGGAGATCGTTGGGTAGATAGTGATGATGGTACATTGTACACCTATGTGAATGATGGTAATTCATCTCAATGGGTAGATTTTAGTACCTCTGCAACTTCTTCTTCTGTTGGTGGTGGTGCAGCAAATGCTATCTTATATCAAGCAGGAGTAGGAAATACAACATTTACTTCCGTCGGCACTCAAGGTCAACTATTAATGGCGGGTGTTGGTGGTGTTCCTATTTGGGCCGCTCAGACAGCATTGCGTATTGCCAATACTCAGATTACAGGATTGATTGCTTCAGCACAACTATCAAATACAGCAGTAACAACTGGAACATATGGTGGTTCAACTGCAATTCCTGTTATTACAGTTGACCAACAAGGTAGAATAACAGGTGCGGCAAACGCTAATATCACATCTGGAACAACCATCACTAATGAAACAGCAAGTGGTTCTACATATTATCCTATAGTTACTGTTGCAACTTCGGGTTCTATTTCTGTCGCCAATGTTTCGAGTACAAAACTTACTTATGTTCCATCTACTGGTACATTATCTTCTACCATTATTACATCAACATCAGACGAAAAACTAAAAGAAAATATTGTTACAATTTCTAATCCTATAGATACTATTAAGAAACTGAGAGGAGTAGAATATAATTGGAAAGATAATGGTAACAAGAGTATGGGTGTTATTGCTCAAGAAGTTGAAAAAGTTCTACCTTATCTTGTGTCAGAGAACGAAAATGGAAAAACAGTTATGTATCAAAACATGATAGGACTATTAATTGAAGCAGTCAAAGAACAACAAAAACAAATTGATGAGTTAAGAGGTAAATTAGATGCCAATTGATTTTCCTTCAAACCCTACATTAAATCAGATATTTTCTACTAACACCAAATCTTGGATTTATGGAACTAGTGGGTGGAAAGCTTATGACATTCAAGGAACGGTAGCTAATACTGCGGTAAGACAAATAACAGCAACAAATGGACAAACATCATTTACTGTTCCTAATTATGTTCAGGGACAAAATCAGATCAGAGTTTTCATAAATGGTGTTAGACAAAATAATGTTGTTGACTTTGCAGAAACAACACCGACAACTATTACATTAACATCTGGTGCTACTGTTGGTGATAATGTAGCATTTGAAGTTATAACCTATGCAGGAACTCCAGTATTTACAGGAGTATACCCATCAATCATAGATGATACTGTAACAAACGCTACGAGATATCCTTTGTTTGCTCAAGGAACAGGAGGTAGTTTAAGTATCGTTAATACTGATAGCACAGGCTTAACTTTTAATCCTTTAACAGCAACACTGACTGTAGGATCATTAGGGTTTACTGATGGTACAACACAAAATACGAATGCTTTAACCCTAGCTCAAGCTGCATATACTCAAGCTAATACAGTACCAACAAATATCAACACCCGAGGCATACAAACAAATGCTAGTTATTTTCCTACATTTGTTGATGCTAATAACGCTACAAATGCAACTGAAACTGTTCATACACACGCTAACTATAACTTTAATCCAAGCACAGGTGCTCTTTCTGCTACATCATTTACTGGAAGTCTTAATGGTGGTTCCATATTTGGCAATTTTATTATAGGTAACGCTACTAGCCCAAACACAAACTATTTTCAATTTGGAGATAACACCGGTTGGACATTTAGATTCCTGACAAATGTAAGCGGTACCCCAACTACAAGGTTTAGTTTTGTTGATAATGGTAATTTTACTGCTGTTGGTTCTGTTACTGCCACTTCTTTTTCTGGAGCAGGAACTGGATTGACAGGAACTGCTTCTGGATTCACCGCAAACAGTACAACATTCTGGGCAGGGCTACCTTTACCTACAGCCGGTGCTGTACCTGGTGCAAGTAATATTCCTAGAACGGATACAAACGGATATCTATTCCTAAACTATATAAACAGCAATACTGCTTCCGCTGAAAATCCTACTGTTGGTAATGTTATCGTTACTAACAATTCAGATAATGCATATTTCAGAAAATCAACACCGGCAAACTTATATGGTGGTTCATGGTCATCATGGTATGCTGGACAAGTAGCACATGATCAGTTAGGTTCATATGCATACCTAGGATATGCTGCTGCATCAACTACAGCTATTACTGCGGGTACCAACCAAGCAGGTTCAGGTTTAAGATTTTGGGGAAGTGCGGGTGCGGTTAACGCCACACAAGTTTCAACACAGGCTGTAGGTGCCACACCATCTGGAACATGGAAACCGGTAGGAACAGTAACACAAACAACATCACTAGTTAAACATACAATATGGGTAAGGGTGGCATAAAATGATAAAATTAGTATCAGCAAGAGATCCTAAATGGACTAGTCCAGAAAAAGTAAGTATAGATATTATTGCACGATTTGAAGGAGTGGATGAAGATTTTCCTTTTACTGCAACTCCTTGGGATGAAATGGAACATGGTAAAGATATTTTTGAAAGAGCAAAAGCAGGTGAATTTGGTTCAGTACAAGATTGGCAAGATGTTCCATATGAAGAAAAAATTCAACAAGCTAGACACGACAGAAATGTTCTTTTAGTAGAACTTGATAATATAGTGAATAATCCACTGAGATGGAATTCATATACAGAAGAATACAAACAGCAACTTGCAACATATAGACAATACCTACTTGATGTTCCCGATCAAGAAGGATTCCCATATAATGTAGTATGGCCAAATAAGCCATGGGAATAAATAGAAAGATATAACATAAATTGGAGAAGAAATGGCGTCAATTACCAACAGACAAGAGTTTAAAGATTACTGTCTGCGCCGACTAGGATTTCCTGTAATTGATATTAACATAGATGATGAACAGGTAGAGGACAGAATTGATGATGCCATGCAATACTGGCAAGACTATCATTTTGATGGCCTCCAAAAAGTGTATTATATTAAGGCAGTGACTCAGCAAGATATAGATCAACGATATATTGATATGAGACCATCTGTCACCAAAGACGCTGCAAATAATTCATTAAACATTGTCGGTGTAACTCGTATATTTCCTATTCAAGATTCACAGGCAACTATTAATATGTTTGACCTGAGATATCAATTGCGTCTGAACGAACTCTACGACTTTACTTCAGCATCTTATATCAACTATACAATGACAATGCAACACCTGCGTTCTTTAGAAATATTATTTACTGGTGAAGTACCTATTCGTTTTCAAAGACACATGCACAAACTCTTTATCGATTGGGCATGGGGATACTCAGAAGCACCTGTTGGTACTATTGTCGTTGCTGAATGCTATGCTATGATTAATCCAGATGTCTATAATGCTGTCTGGGATGATCGTTGGCTCAAACGATATGCTACAGCCCTCATCAAACGCAATTGGGGAGACAACCTTAAAAAATTCCAAGGTGTTCAGTTGCTAGGTGGTGTCACATTGAACGGCGATAAAATTTATGAAGATGCCGTAGATGAAATAAAACAATTGGAAGAAGAAATGGAATCCAATTATGGTGCTCCGTTAGAGTGGTTTATGAACTAATATGCCAGTTAGCCACTATTTCAATAATTATAATGCTAAGTACACCGAACAGCGTTTGGTGGAAGATTTGATTGTTGAATCCATTAAGATAATGGGTGTGGGCTGTTATTATATTCCTAATTCTAATGATGCTGCAAGAGACTTGCTATTTGGGGAAGATCCTCTCAAGAAATTTACCGCAGCGTACCCTATCGAATTATATCCAAGTAATGTCATGGACTACAAAGGAGATAAAGACTTCTTTAGTAAATTTGGTCTTGAAATTAAGAACCATATGACTGTAGTAATGTCAAAAAGAAGTTTTCTTCAAAGAGTTCCTGTTGATCCTAAATATGATAGACCAAAAGATGGTGACTTAATTTATATTCCTCCACTCAATGGTGTAGGCGAATTGTATGAAATCAAGTTTGTTAACCAAGACATGGACATGGCTATGCTTGGTCGTAGAGTACCATATTTCTATGAATTAGAATTAGAGAAATTCAAGTATTCACATGAAACTATCAATACTGGTATTCCCGATATTGATATTGTACAGCAAGAAGATGCGTATGCACAAAGATTTAAATTAACTGGAGTTTCGGGTGTTTTTGCTATAGGAGAAACTATTTTTGTTAGCCCAGATATTACTTTAGCAAATGCAACTACGACAGGTATTATTGCAGCTTATGACTCCGTATCTGCAAACTTGGATATCAATACGATAGTAGGAACATTCTCTGTTGGTAATTTAGCTAGAGGAGCAACATCAAACGCTAGAGCAACTTTATCAACAACGAACATATATGAACATGCAGAGTATTATGCAGACTATGACAATAAACAAATTAATGCAGAAGCTAATTCTATAATTGACTTCTCAGAAAGCAATCCTTTTGGTAACATATAATGTCCAATTATCACAGAATCATTAGAAAACTTGTTGTTGGTTTTGGTAGTTTGTTTGATAACATCACCTTAACTCGCTACAAAACAGATGGCACCGAAGATAGAAAAGTCAAGGTGCCTATTATCTATGCTCCAAAAGAAAAATATGTTGCTCGTCTAGTAGGTGATCCAGACTTAAATAAGAAAGTTCAAATTACATTACCTAGAATGTCTTTTGATTTGATAAGTATGGAATATGACGCATCAAGAAAACAAATAACTAATTTAAAGACTACAGCAGCATCAGGAAATCCTAACGCAAAGCTTTCACAGTATACTCCTGTACCATATAACTTTGAGTTTTCATTATACATTTATGTCAGAAATATAGAAGATGGTACTCAAATAATAGAACATATATTACCGTTTTTTACTCCTGAGTACACAATAAAACTAAATCTTATTCCTACGATGGGTGTAACAAAAGAAGTACCAATTAATTTAAACTCAGTAAACTATGATATTGAGTATGAAGGATTGCAAGACTCTGATGCTAGAGTAATTATTTGGACTTTAAATTTTACAGCAAAAGCTTTTGTATATGGTGCAGTATCTCAAGCAAAGATAATCAAAAATTCTTTTGTCAACATATTAGATTTAGATTCATCTGTTAATGATGGAAAAGTTACTTTCAATATGAGTCCTGCCGGCTTTGGGATTTACAAAGAAGGTGAAACAGTTTATCAAGGATATTCATTAGATACCGCTAGTGCTACTGGTACAGTATTATATTACAGTAACACCACGGATCAAATGGTAATTACTGATATAAATGGTGGGTTTAAAACAAATACAGAAATTATAGGACTAGATTCTTTCGCAGAATATACTTTATTATCAGTTGATGGTGTAAACGCAAATAATAAGATGGTAACCATTAATTCTTCTGTAAACCCAGCAAATGCTACAATTAATTCAGCATATACTATTGTGACAACAGTGACGGAGTACAACAGTGACTAAATTTGAAAAAAATATGAGTGAAATTTTTGAAGTAGAACCAAAACAAATTGCTAGTACAGATATTGTAGTTAAAGAAGAAAGACCTGTTATTGAAGCTGAATCTAAGCTAGACAATGACTTAGAAAAAGATTACAAAAAGGTTCGTCAGAACTACGAAGAAATTATAGAAAAAGGTGTTGATGCTATTGATTCTATTCTTGAGATTGCCAGAGAATCTGAGCATCCAAGAGCATTTGAAGTTGCAGCTACTATGATTAAGAATGTTGCTGATGCAAACGAAAAGCTTATATTGCTTCAAAAGCAAATGCGTGAAATGAATAAAGCAGCAGGAAAAGAAACA